TGACAGGATTTGTAATTACAAATAGCGGTAATGGTTATATTGGAGCTCCAAATGTAATTATTAATAGAAACACTGCAAACGCAAATGCAGGAAATGCTGTTATTACTGCTAATATTGGATATGGTTATATCAACAAAATTACAGTATTGAATCCTGGATATGGTGGTTACTATTTTATCCCCAACGTAACAATTAATAGAAACAATACATTGGGCGGAATAACAGCTGCAGGACAAGCTAGAATTAAAGCCGGTGTAAATTCCATTAGCCTTACTAGTAACGGCTCTGGGTATATATCGAATCCAACACTAACGATTTCTCCTAATTATACTGATGTAGATTTTCTTACATCAAATGCATCAGCAATTGCTGTTGTAGGATACTTAGTTAATTCAGTTAATCTTACTAACAAAGGATTTGGTTACACAGGTTCGCCTAATGTAACAATTTTATCTGGTACTACGAGTATTTCTGCAACTCCTGTAGTTACATTATCTCCTCCAATTATTAAAAATACTGAAGATTATACTCATAATTTTTCTTCAGGCGGTTTTACAACTGGCGAATTTGCAGCAAAATATCCTGGAGCTTTAGGTAATTCTATTAAAGTTTCAATGGCAGATTCTGCAACGTATTCTACTTGGTTATATAAATCACAATTTACTGCAGCTCCAGGTACATCAGCTTACGTTTCACAAAGAAGTGGTTCGAATGATGAATTGCATATTATAGTAATAGATTCAAACGGGCAATGGTCAGGTGTTGCGGGTTCTGTGTTAGAAAAATTCTCATTCTTATCTAAAGCATCAGATGCTAAGAATCAAGATGGTTCTACAAATTACTATAAAGATATACTTGCAAATCAATCTGAATATATTTGGGCAATAGATCATCCACAGTCTACATCAAATTGGGGATCTGCATCTCAGGGTATATCATATAATACATTAACTGCAAATGTAACAACGACTTTATCTGGCGGTGTTTCTGGAGATGATGTTACGGTTGGTAATGTTTTGACAGGTTATAATTTATTCTCAAATGATGAACTTTATGACGTAAGCTTACTGTTAATGGGACCGACAACAACTGTTGCCGCAGTTAATACTGTTATAGGTATTGCTGAAGCAAGAAGAGATGCAGTTGTGTTTGTATCTCCTCCATATACAGATGTTGTTAATACAACAGGACAGGCAGATAAATTAGTTACTTATAGAAATCAATTGACAGCTTCTTCATACGCTGTTCTAGATTCTGGTTGGAAATATCAGTATGATAGATATAACGACAAGTATAGATATATTGCATTGAATGGTGATATAGGTGGTCTTGCAGCAAGAACAGATTATATTTCAGATCCTTGGTTCTCTCCGGCGGGATATACTAGAGGTGTTATTAAGAATTTAGTAAAACTTGCATATTCACCTACTAAGACCGATAGAGATACTCTATACAAGAGCGGCATTAATCCTGTAGTAACATTCCCTGGACAAGGGTCATTATTATTTGGTGATAAAACTCTATTAGCAAGACCAAGTGCATTTGATCGTATTAATGTTCGTAGATTGTTTATTGTATTAGAAAAATCAATAGCAACTGCATCAAAATTCCAGTTATTTGAATTTAACGATGCATTTACTAGAGGACAATTTAAAAATATTGTAGAACCATTCTTACGAGATGTACAAGGCCGTCGTGGTATTACAGACTTTAAAGTTGTTTGTGATGAGTCTAATAATACAGCTGCAGTTATTGATCGCAACGAATTCGTAGCCGATATTTACATTAAGCCTGCAAGATCTATTAATTTCATTCAGTTGAATTTCATAGCAACAAGAAGCGGTATTTCTTTCGAAGAAGTCGGCGCATAATAGGAGAAGTATAAATGGCAATACCATTTAATGTAGAAAGATTTAAATCTGAGCTAACTAACGGTGGAGCTAGGCCAAATCAATTCACAGTTGATTTACGGTTCCCCTCATATGTTCAGTCGGGTGCAAAAGCAGCAGCGAAAGGGTCGTTCCTAATTAATGTTGCTGAATTACCGGGGCAAACCATTGGTCTTGCTCCAGTTTATTATCGCGGTAGATTGGTAAAGATGGCGGGTGACCGCGAATTCGCACCATTCAATTGCACAATAATAAACGATTCGGGATTTGCTATTCGTACTGCACTAGAGCAATGGATGGGCGGAATTGAAGATCTTCAAAGTAAAAATGGAAGATTAAATCCTGCTCAATATCAACAAGACATGTCTGTTAAACAGCTAGATAGAAATGGTGCGATATTAAAAGAATATACTTTACGAGGTGTATTCCCAGTTGAAATAGGACCGGTAGCTTTAGACTTTGGTAGTAATGACCAATTATCTACATTCGGTGTTTCTTTCCAATATCAATCATTCACATTTAGTAGAAATCCTGCAACACAGTTAGTTGATAATTTTCTTGGTTAATTTGAAAGAGATATAAGATTATGGCAGTAAAACTATTTGGCTTTACTTTTGGAAAAGAAGAACCCTTAGATATACAGAAACAAGGCTGGGCCACACCTATTGTAGATGATGGTTCATCCACAGTTCAAGCTGGGGGTTATTTTGGTACGTATGTAGATTTAGACGCAACAACTAAATCTGAGTATGAACTTATTACTCGATATAGAGAATGTTCAATGTATGCAGATTGTAGTTCTGCTATTGATGAGATTTTAACTGAGGCCATTGCTGCAGTTGACGATGAAGATATTGTTAAGGTTAATTTAGATAAATTAGATATACCTGACGACATTAAAGATACCATTGAAGCTGAATTTGATAATATATTAAAATTGTTAGAATTTGATAATAGAGCATATGATATTTTTAGACGCTGGTATATAGATGGTAGATTGTACTACCAAAAACTTATAGATCCTAAAAATCCTAAAAGAGGTATTTTAGAATTACTACAACTTGATCCTAGAAAGATTAAGAAAGTTAGAGAAGTTAAAAAAGAAAAAGATAAAGATACCGGCGTTGATTTAATTAAATCTATAGAAGAATTCTTTATATACAATGAAAAAGGTTTAACATATAATCCTACATACTCTGCTACTGCTAATCAGGGTATAAAAATTACTACAGATTCTATTTGCTTTGTTCCTTCTGGTTTATTAGATTATGATAAAAATGTAGTTGTTGGGCAATTACATAAAGCAATTAAACCTGTTAACCAATTAAAGATGATGGAAGATTCTTTAGTAATATATAGAATTGCTAGAGCTCCCGAACGAAGAATATTTTATATTGATGTTGGTAATTTGCCAAAAATAAAAGCCGAACAATATCTAAAAGATATTATGGCAAGATATCGCAATAAGATTGTTTATGATTCTAGCACCGGCGAGATCAGAGACGATAGAAAAATGATGTCTACTCTAGAAGATTTTTGGTTGCCACGAAGAGAAGGTGGCAAGGGTACAGAAATTACTACATTGCCTGGCGGAGAAAATGTAGGACAAATTGAAGATATTAATTATTTTCAGGGTAAAGTATACCAGGCATTAAATGTTCCTATTTCTAGAATGCAGCCACAACAAGGAATTTCTTTTGGGCGTGCTACAGAGATAACAAGGGATGAGCTGAAGTTTGCTAAATATGTCGACAGATTGCGCAAAAAATTTAATGAGTTATTTAGCGATTTATTAAGAACTCAATTGATAATGAAGGGTGTCTTGACCGATAAAGATTGGTCGCAGATAAAAGAAAAGATTCAATATCGGTATGCCCAAGATCAGTATTTTGCAGAAATGAAAAATGCTGAGAACATGAGAAACAGAATAGATTTGTTGACGCAGATACAACCATTCATTGGTTCATATTTTAGTCAGCAATATGCGATGTCAGAAGTTTTGAGAATGTCTAAAAAGGACATGGACCAAATGAAAGAACAGATTGCGTCGGAACCACCGCCGCCGCAAATTGGTATGCCGGGTATGCCGCCAGGACAAATGCCACCTGATCAAAATATAAATAATAATACTCAATAAGGAATTTTATGGAATCTACAGTTATTCACCACATGGTTGACGATATTATCAACGGACAACAATCAGACGCACTTGCAAAGTTTCATGAGATTGTTGCACTTAAATTAGCAGATGCATTAGACGCTAAAAAAATAGAATTTGCAGCTGCAA